TAATGCATCTGTAGCAGTAGATTCAGCATTTGGTCTACCTGCATCTGCAGCATCTTCGAAATCACCTCTATGAGCTGGGGTTGGTTGTTGGTTGAAAAATAATACATTATCTCCAACCATTGGTATGCTAGTACTATCTACAGCACCATTATATACAAAATTAATTAAATCAGCATCACCTGCTCCTGTTTTAGTTACATTAGTATACTGAGGTAGTAATTTATCAATTGATGGTTGAAAGAAATAATTTGCATCCGATGATGAGATTGCAAAAAATGCTCTAGTACCTTTTAAATCAGGTCTATCTACTGCTGAAGCAGAAATTGTTACAGTTGTTAAACTGTTAGAAGCAATAGAAGCTGATCTTTCAGCATCATAATCAACATCTGACCATGAAGAAGTTTCTACTGTACATGCAACAGATTTTGAAAATTGATTAACTGAATATCCAAATCTGCCAGCACCGTAAAGACCACCTGATGGGTCATTTTCTGCACCTGGGTTTGTATTACCGTACATAGAAGCTGGGCTTGAATATACGTCTCCAGCAGGACCAAAGTTAATTTCTTTGTCTTGTCCATATTGGAAATCTAGGAAAAATACTAGACCTGAAGGTAAGTTCATTGGTTGAACGCTAACAAATTCTTTTGCTGCTATTTGACCAAATACTTTTCTTACTAATGGTAAAGCTACACCAGCCCATTGAGCACCATTTCCACCTGCAGCGGCAAAACCGCCTTGGTCTGTTTGTGATTGCTCAACAACTAGTTGCTTAGCTTGGTTTTCAAGAATCATACTCATGTTGTTCTTGTTAACTTCGCTACCCATTCCTTCTAAAAGTCCTGTCTTTTCCCACTTGTCCGCTAATCTAGCAGCGTCGCTCTGAACACTTTTCCAGTTGTTCGCTGAGCTTTCTAAAAGTGAATTTAATTGTGACATTTTTAGTTGTTTTTTTAATTATTAATTTATTTTATACCAGCCAACTTTTTGAATCTTTCCACCATTGGGTCAGTTTCAATAATTGGTTTTTTAGCGTTAACTGATCTTGATACTCTTGATGCTGCACCTAAAGATTCTTTAATTGGGGATTTTTTAGTTTTTAAACCTTCGTTTAAAGTTTCATATACCAATTTAGTTTCTTTTACAGTACCTGCTTTATCAAAAGCACCTAATACTTTAACTTTTTGACTTTCTGTCAAAGTTTTTGCTTTGAAAATCTTGTTAGTATATAACAATTTTGCATTAAGCAAATTAACTTCGTTTAAGTCAGACTTTAAAGATTCGATTGTATTGTAAGCTTCATCAAGTTCTTCTTCTTTTAAACCTACTTTACTCATAAGTTTAGCAAGATCATCTTTTACAGCTTTCATAAAATCTTCGTCATACTTGTTACCTTTACTATATGATGTGCTTGTAGGCGTACCTGAAGCAGCTTCATCAATTTCATCTTCCTCTTTTAAACCTACTTTTTTCATTAAGTTTGCAAGATCGTCCTTTACGGCTTTCATGAAATCTTCGTCATATTTGTTTTTGGAACCAGATTTAACTGAAGTGCTAATAGGGTTACCTACAGCTTCTTCCATTTTATCTTTATCGTCTTCTTTGTCTTTTTTCTTGGCTTCAGAAATTTCAACGTCTACGTCGTCTTCAACGTCTACATCTACTTCTTCTTCTTCGCCTTCTTCTTCGAAATTTTCGCCTGCTTCTAACTCGCCTGAAGCAACCATATCTGCAATTACGTCTTCAATGAAGTCTTTAAGGTCGTCATCTGACATATCATCCAAGTCGAGTTCTTCTTCGTCCTTGTCTTCGTCAGCATCTTCTTCTCCGTCAATGTAGCCTTCTTCCTCTTTACGAGTGGCTTCATCTTCTTTGATTTCATCCTTATTTTCTTCCATTTCTTCGATTTCTGCTAAGATTTCATCTAGATTGATTTCTTCGTCTAATTCCTCTTCTTCAAGTGAACCTTTTTTGATTTTTTCTTTCATTTTAAGTTCTCTTTTTTCTTCGGGATTAGTATCTTTACGATTATCACCTTCTTTTTTTTCTTTTGCAGTCATTTCTTCAAGTGCTTCTGCATCTTCTTCTAAATCCATTTCTTCTAACTTTGTAGCTAGCATTTCTTTTAGTCGAGGAGTAAAAGCTTCTTCAAGTGCTGCCTTAGCATTTGCGATAGCGGTTTCTTTTACGGTTTTGGCGTCAGCGATAGCTTCTTTGAGAATGTCTCTTTTTGCCATTATCCTAAAATTTAATTGTTTGGGAAATACGTTTATTATGAAACGTAATAGATATTATATTATGTCAATGCTATAGAGATAGCATATTTTACGGTTATACGTATATGAGTATTATTAAAGGTCGCAGTTTTAAGCTATAAGTCTTTCTAGTTCAGACTGCATTTCATCTACTGTGTAGTCAAATTCTTCACCTGTGTATGGGTTTAAACCATCAGCAACAGCTTGTATTGCACTGTATACATCATCATTTGATGGGATTCTTTCTAGATAATCCATTGATTTATTTAAATATTGAATTAAATCTTCACTTTCAGCGTATACACGAAATTCATCTAATATATCAATAGCTTGAGATGCTAGCAGATCTTCATCTTGTATATTTTCTTTTAATAGCTTGTTTTCAGCTAAATATTTTCTTAAATTGAAATTGTCCATTTTTTAAAATATTGGGCAGTTACCGTTTGCACATAGTATTTCTGTTACTATGCTGTTTGCTTTTGCATATTGGTTAATGTTATTTTCTTTACCTTCTTTTAGTGCCATAAATGAACCTGGATTGGATGGTGTTGAAACAAAATCCCAACATAACAATTCAAAATCGTCTTGTACTTCCATTAAATCACCTTTTTGTTCTAGTGAACCCATTCCTCTGGATGATACACCTACTGTGATACCACTGTCTATTAGTGCTTTTAAAATGTTTCCTGATGGTGTAGGTAAAATTTCTATTGTACCCATTATGTTTTTACCATCCCAGTTTATGTCTTTGATGTTGTGTGAAACGTTTTTTAGGTTAATAACTTGAGATTCAGGGTGATCTAATTCTCCTGTTGCTCTGTTTTCTTGAATTAATTGCATGTACTTATCTATTTCTCTTTCCCATAGGTCTTTAGAGTAGTATCTACCATTACCGTTTTCAACTTCACAAGTTGCTAGTATGCCTTCTACTAGAGGATTACCTCTTTCAGACATTTTACCTTCTGATAGTAAACCTTTGGATGGTTTGAATAACTGTGTTTCTATAAGTACTTGTTTCATATTATCTATCTGATGTATCTAAATTTAAACTAGCCTCTAATGCATTTTTAATATCGGTTCTTAATTCAGAAAGTGCTTTATCTACTATCATGTCTATGTTAACTTTATCTCCTCTTTTTTCCATTCCTCTAGCCATTTCTTCTGCTTTAGTTACTATGTCATCTATTGAAGCCATAGCTTCTAATGAAGCTTCATCTTCAAACATATTTGCAGATTTTGTTGTTATAGAATCTACTTTACCTTCAATAGAATCTAAAGCATCATCAACACCTTTTACTTTAGTATCATCAATTGCCTCACCTAACCCATAAAAATCCATATAGTTTTGAGATGTAAATCCTCCACCTGTTACTAAACCACCTGCTATTGCTATTTCGTTAACTGGTTCTTTATTTTCTTTTAGCTTACCGTATCCTGATGATTTGTACTCACCTTTTGGTTCTTCAGAAACACCTAAAGATACATTATCATCTGTGTATCCTACTTCAACACCAAATTGTCCGTTTTTAGTATAATAAATCGGGTCTTTAGCTAGATTTTTAAATACTATATCTTTAATTTCGTCTATTGTTTTATCAGCATTTTTTTCTTGCTTTATTTCATAATAGTATCCCATTTGAATTTGACCAAAAATCATGTTATTAGGATCTTTTTTATTTTCATAATCGTAGTTATGCTCTTCAGTTTCTTCTACTTTTTTAGATACCTTTTTTTCTTCAGCTTTTGCTTCTGCCTCAGCTAAAAAGTTTGCAAATGCATTTTCAAATCCTTCTTTTTTTCTTTCAATCACATTATTGATTGGTTTTAAATCAACATAGTTTTCTGAAATAATGCCCTTTTGTTTCAGTATTGTAGATGCCTCTTTAAATGTAGCTTTATTTGTTACTAGATTAGGAAATTGACGTTTTGCTTCTTTAAGAAAAACATCTTTTGGGCCTTTACCTTCTTTTACTGATCTGTATTGTTCGGTTAATGTTCTCATTTTTATATATTTAATTTTGCTTCAATTTCATCTAGTAATTCAAATATGTAGTCTGTTGAATAAACTACTGCATATGAACCTGGATTCTCATTGTAGTATTTTGCTGTTTCATCTTTTGCATTGTTCAAAAGAGGATATATTCTGTTTAATCTTTCTTCTATTTCTTTAAATGCCGCAATTCTTTTACCTTGAAATTCATTGCGGTCTGATGTTTCAAATAACTGTTTTACTTCTAATCCTGATCCTTTAATCTTTTTAGGGACTAATTTGTATCCGTATTGGCTAGTATAAACATTTTTTTTCTTTTTACCAAATGCGTTTGGTGTTAAATACCCTATACCTTCGCCTTCTTCAACTTCTTCTTCTTTTAACTTAATATCTTTTATTCTAAAGTCTTTATATTCTTTATTTTGAGATTTTAATTCTTTTGTTACAGCATATTCTCCTTCATTATCATCAAAATCTCCAGGAATTGTTACTTTTAATTTTTCTTTAGTAGGTCTTAATTCTACATCAATTTCTAAATCTTCTTTTAATCTTGATACACGTTCGTATTCTTTTGGATATGCTTTTCTAACGTGTGTTCTGAATGCATTGAATAATTTGGCTATGTCTTTCGCAAATCCGTCTATTACTACATCGTCTTTAGCTTTACCTTCTTTTTCTAAATCACTTAAAAAATCGTTTGCTTTTGATAGTGCTTTGTATACTGATGAAAAGTCAGCTGCATCTACTATGTCCCATTCAATTCTACCTGTGGCATCATCTATAGCGGAAACAGTTGATTTTTTACCTCCTCTGATTTCAGTATCACCTAC